GTCCCAATGTAGTGTCTGTAGGTTACACTAAGACTATCGTTGTCACTATTACTATCGTAATTATTAGAATTAGAGTTGTGTCTGTAGTCATTTTCTCTGTTTTCTGTTTGGATTCTAACATCGACTTCACCAGTTCTGCATGAGTTGGTTCCATTAGTTAGATACTCGTTTCTTGGATATGCAGGTTTTGCAAACACTGTTAGTATTATAAACATTGTAATTAATAGTGCAGTAAATCTGTAATCCATCCTGAGACTCTCCATATGATTACCTACTTAAATCTTTAATATCATAGTCGTGTTCCCGTACCTGGTCGGAGAGCACTCGATACATATTCTCTGCCATCTGCCACGTTGCTTCAGCTGATGATAGTCTTGTGTTTTGATCTGTAATATTTTTCTGTGCTTGTTTTAAATCTTTTGTAAGATCTACAATTTGTTGTTGGTTTGATTCAATAGTGTCTGTCAAAGACAATACATATCTTACCGATGTAAATGTTCCGGCTATGATTGCTGCCACAACAGGAACAATTACAATATTCTTTTTAAACCAATCTAATTTGCTTGGCTCTTTAACTTTATTTTTTAATACTAAAGATTTTTGTTTTCTCTTCATTTATCTAAACCACTTCTCAACCAATCCCAATATTTTTGAAAAGGTTTACAAATAGTTTTCCATATTTTTTTAATCATTTTTTTTCTCCTCAATTTCGTAAAAGAAATTATCAGTGTCTTCTGTTTTCCATTGACCTGTATCTTCTACATTCCATTCACTAGTTTGTACCTTCCAATCAGGAATATTATCCTTAACTGTAAAAGAAGGTAGGTCCCATATACATCTATTGTTTGGCTGAGCCGCATAGTTGCCATCATCTAAAGCAATTATGTGTGCGCACTTATGTTCGTGCGGAATTTCCGAATGATCGGTATCTAATATATTAGCATCTGGGTGAGCCCAGTCAATAGTAAATAAATATTTACCATGGTGCCATTTTTTGTCTTTACCTATGTATTTGCCTGAGGCGGCGCCTAGAATATCCCAATGATTAACAGCAGGATGATAAGAAAAAGAATTCCAGAGCTGAAGTTCATCAAGTCTTTTAATGGGAACAGACTCCGGTTTAAAACCACGTTGAATAAAAGCCGAAATTGGTAGCCTATAAAAAATTGCGCCATTTTCCATAATAGCGTGAAAAAGTATACCACGTCCAGTAATACTTGATATACCAAAGATAATACAATCTTCAACTTCTCCATGATGTTTTTTACAGTCATATAGATACTCTCTTTTTATTTGTGCGTATGTTGCTGGTATATTTGCATTTAAGTAAGCCATAATTTATCATTTTATATCTCCCCAATTGTCACCAAATTCATAATCTACTTTATTGGGAATTTTTAGTTTAACAGCATTTTCCATAATCTCAACAATTTTTTTAGCTTGTTTATCAGATTCTACAGATATGTCTAATTCATCATGAATTTGTATGTGCGGTACAATGCCTTCTTTATATAAATCTAACATAGCTTTTTTTGTCATATCTGCGGCTGAACCTTGTATCAATTTGTTTAATGCTTTATATGTCCAACATCTTTTTATTCCAAAGTATTTTCCTTTTCCTCCGTTTTCTTTTGTCTTATCTGTTTTTTCTTTAGCTTTAGCTAAGGCTTCTGCTTTAGTCATGGGTGAGGACATTACACCAGGATTAAATTCATCTATCTCCCATTTATTAAATCTACATCTACGTCCTAACAAAGTTCCTATTGAACCTTTTTCTGCTGCACGTTTAGAAGTAGTATTCATTAAATCTTTTACAAAAGGAACACTATCATGATATTTATTAAACAATTGTTCAGCTTCTTCTTTTGTGCTTAGTCCTAGCTCTGCTTGTAACTTTGCCTTACCCATTCCATAAAACAATCCTAAATTAATTGTCTTAGCCTGAGTACGAGATATGTTAGCCATATCAGCAACAGTTTGGTGAAAGTCTACACTATCAGTGTTAAATTGTTCTATTATGTTTGAAACAGAATCATCAAAACAAATGGGTTCAGTTGTAGCTGCATAGTGTACTACTAATCTTGGTTCTTGTTGACTATAGTCAAAACAACCCCACTTATGGTTTTCTTCTGGTATAAATAAAGATCGTATCAATGGCCCTAGTTCTTTGTTTCTCGCTGGAATTTGTTGTAGATTTGGATTCCTATAACTAAATCTACCTGTTACAGTTCCACCTGAATCTGATCTTATTGGATTTATATCTGCATGTATTCTTCCTTTATGTGTAAACCTTAAAATAGAATCTATAAAAGTAGAGTGAGATTTATTTATTTCTCTTGCTTGTGCAATTTTTTTAACTGTTGGGTGAGTGTGTTTAGATAAAAAGTTTTTAGTAAAAGAAGGTGCTTTTGATTTTTGAGTTCTCTCGTAATTTAATCCTAGTTTATCAAAAACTTTAGCCACGCTTCTCGCTGCCATAAGCTGGACTTCGACACCCGTCTCATCTTTAATTTCTTTCATCAGCTTTTCTTCTCTTGCTATTAAACTATTTTTTAGCTGATGTGCTTTTTCTACATCTACCCTTACTCCCTTAAATTTCATATCTATTAAACAAGGAAACAATTGAGTTTCTAAATCAAATACTTGATGTAGTTTTTGACTTCCTAATTCTTTTGATAACACTTCAAATAATTCTAAAGTAAGTTCTGCATCTTTCTCTGCATAAGATCCTACATACATTGCAGGTAGTTTATACATTTCTGATTTAGCATCTATTCCCCAAGAGTCTGCAGTTTCTCTTAGCACTGCTTCACTTTTAGTTTTACCTAAATAATCAAACGATACACTATTTAAACTATACCATAATCTATTCTCATCTATTAAAGATGCCATAACCATAGTATCTACAATAAAACCATTGATAGGTATTGCGTATGCTCTTAACCAACATACATCATACATTGCGTTATGAAATATTTTTGTTGCAGAATTAGAACAAACTTCTTTAACCCAATTTAAAACTTTTTGTTTTTCTAAATTACCTCCACCTTCGTGTGCTATGGGATAGTAACCTGACCAACTTTTAGTTGCTAAAGCTATACCCACAATTTCTCCTTCTCCAATAACTGAACCAGATCCTTTTGATTTTAAGTTTGGATCTTTTGTTTCTAAGTCAATTGCTATGTATTTTTCTTTACTTAAATCAGGAAAAGCATCTGGACAAATCCATTCTTTTTGAGCTTCAAACATTATGAGTAATCCCTTTCAAGTATCATTTCTAAGTAGTGTATTGCTTTTTCTATGTCCTGTTCTTTACCTTTCGCTGCGTGCCTGCATATGTATTTTATAGCTGATCCTTCTGCAAAAGGCAAACGGTTCTCGTTTATAAATTGACTTGGTTGAATCTTCATATCTTTGTAATGAGATCCTCCTACTTGTTTCTTGTACGCTGTCATTATATTGGGTCTCCTATATTATATTGATAGTCTGATGTTGGTTCCATAATGTATAAAGTTTCTTTTGCTCTCGTTACTCCTACAAAAAATATTCTGTGCTCCGTGTCAGGGTCTCTTCTCGCTGATTCGTATATTATATTTTCTATATCTGTATATAAAATTACATTATCGCACTCTTCTCCTTTTACTCCGTGTATGGTAGACAATTTTATTCTTGCATTCTTTGTTAAATCATCTCCTTCCTTTAATAAATTTTTAATGTAAGACTTACTTTCTTCTGGTATATGTAGTTGCTCCCAGCTTCCCGTCACTAGAAGACCGTGCTCAGATTGTAGTTTTTCTAAATTACCAGAGTTTACATTTGCTAAACTATTGCCGCTAGCAAAACCATGTTTTACATGTCCTTTGTTGTAGTTTAAATATTCATATATTTCTTTTGCTTCTTCTCCGCTAACAGTAGCTCCATTATTTAATCTAATCCAAATCCTATATGCTTGTAGTAATTCTTTAGGTAATATATTATTTACTTTACTATCAAATCTAAAATTTAAAGAAGATAAATGTTCACCTATAGGTTCTAACATTTTATTAGTTCTAGTTAATATCATCCATTGCCCCTTGCTTAGATCTAAATCTTCTAGATAACAATTTTCAATAACCTTTCCTTCTTCGTCTCTAGGTTCCCATTGCTTCTCCATTCTGTTCTCTATGTTATTTAAGATGCTTATAGCTTTTTTATGTATTACTCTTGGAACTCTTCTGGATTTAGTTAGAGGATCTTTGTTGCCTTCTAAATTTATAAATATACTAGGATCAGCGCCTTGAAAAGTATATATAGTTTGGTCATCATCTCCTGCAATATAAGATCGCTTACAATTTTTCTCAATGTAAAAAAACATATCCCATTGCAAAGGACTTAAATCTTGTGCTTCGTCTAAGAATACTACCTTCAAGTTTGGACATTTATCTTTCTCAATAAATTTTGTAATCATATCACAATACTCAACCATACCTGTAGTCTCTTTATATAATTTTAAGTCTTGATAGATTTGATCTGTTAACCAAAGGTCTACATACTGATGTAGATCTAATTCAACAGCTGCATCCTGAATAGATATTTTTTTAGATCTTGAGTAATCAATAATTTTCATGTTATTATTTTGATATTGAGGAATACCACTAGGA